TTCATCGCGACACGCCCAATCAACCCAAGTCGATCACGCATGTGCTGGCATCCGTATCCACGCTTTCCACGAAGAACGGCACGCCATTGGTATTGTCAATTTGCACGGCGCCCGAGGCCCCACATTCCAGCTTGTTCCATGCGCCCACCGTCGGCGCTGTGCTGGTATAGGGCAGCGTTGCCAAACCGCGCACCTGCACGGTGATCACATCGTCTTCGATGTTGGAGATCGCTCCGCGAAAAGATTCATCCGCGCCGCCCACGGCCGCCTTTCCGTCTGTGGTGATGTGCGCCGCCTTGCCTTCGTGCGTGCCTTTCGTCACGGTTCCGCTCTTTTCATAAGACAGAAACTGCGCGAACTGCCCGCTCTTCTTATGTGTACTCCACGCCATAACGTCCTCGCTTTTTGGTTTTCACGTCCGCCATTTTCAATACAACGACCACATCGCTGAGCTTAATTAAGCCACGCGATATTGCGCCGGGTCGATGTGTTCAGCCTTGCCATTGCTGTGCGGCTGATTCACGTCTTCTTCTTTGCTGCTGCGCCCGCTCAGTTGCTTGCTGCCGCATTTGCCGCAAGTGAGCGGAAACTTCTCTTCCAGCTTGGCTTGATAGTCCGCGGCAATTTCTTCCAAGTCTTCCCACCTCATCAGGCTCAGCACGGTTTCGAAGCTTTTCTTGCACTCGCCGTCCACCCTGGCGATCTGCGCCTTGATCTGGGCGCGCCGCAAATCCATCACGCGCTGCAATTCCTTGGCTTTTTCTTCCAGCGTCACTTGCTTCACGCGCAGCTCCTCGTTAGCCTCGGCCAGCGCCGTCACACTCGCGAGCAAATCCTTCTCCAAGTCCTCAATGCCCAGCAGGCTACAAAGCTGGCGCGCCAGCGCGCTGTTGATGGTCAAATCCTTCATCATTCCTCCAGCATAGTTTTGTTCCTTTGCGGGCGCCAACGGCTCCCGGTTTTTTCCGTTTTGATTTTTTGCGAGGATGAGATCAGCTTCCTCGTCTGCCCCTTCCCACACCAGCGCCACGTGATAATAATCGGTGATCTCGGTTACCACAATGCGCACGAGCTGGCCGTCAACTTCGCGGCCGAGAAGATCCCAAAACTCCCAGTCGCGCATGTCCGGGTGAGATTTCTCCCAATCGAATTCCACAGACACAGAAACAGAGTCCAATAGCGGCGGCTCACTTATGAGCTGGCGCGCTTCGTTGGGTGCCAGCCTCCAGTCCAGCATGGTGTCGATATTGATGCCAGGCGCAGACTGCTCACCGCCGGCCTCGCCCCAGGTTGCGTTTGCAATGAAGCCCACGCGATCTTGCACAAGATTGCTGTGGTTGCGGTGCAGCATAAGATAGCGCCGGCGGCTTCCGCCTTTTTCCCGTGGCAACATCAGCCGAAGGGAAGCTGCCAACACGCCTGGCTTGCTGAAATCCAGGAAGTATCCGCCCGGACCAAGATAGGCCGCGCTCAGCGCGCGAAACTGCGCCTTGAGATAATCGCTGGCGCTGGGCTTCAGCTCATCCAGGCTCTCGGCATTCAATGCCAGATCGAGCTTGATTTTCTCCGGCACGGAAGGCATTAACGCGCAGCGCAAAATGGTTTGCAGCTTTCCGTTGTTGAGTTTCAGTCCTTGCGGCAATTTGATTTCTGGCATAAGAATTATTCGTTCCGCCACGGCTTGGCCGTGGCATTTGTTTCAAAAAGGATCGAGACCATACTTCTCTTTTGGGGACTTTCTACTCAAGAGAATTTCGGCGTATCGGCATCCGCAGAGGCTTAACGCTTACTCGACACAGTTTCGATTTTGCTACTCAGATTTTCTGGCCTCGATATATTCAACATTGGGCATCCGCCCTTGTTGCTTTCAAACCAAAACCAACTTCCCGTTGCGCGCAAAATGATGCTCGTGTTTCACCAGACGATCATCACGCTCTTCCGTGGCAATCAGCCGCGTCTTGCAATTCGGATGATACGGCGGAAATCCAATGCCCTGCCGCGTCGCCGCGCGCACGCCAATGCGCGCAATATCATCCCCTGAAACCGGCTTCAAGCGCTGCTGATATTGCTCCGGCGAAAGCCGGCTCAATTCGTCCACCGCTTCCCGGGCTTCGCCAATCGGAATCACCTGCCCGTTCATATAGATACAAATCTCCGCCTCGGGATCTGGATTATAGACTTTCGCAAACTCAAACCCGGCCTCCGCAAGTTGCCCAATATGCGCCCAGCTGCGCATGCGCTACACGCTGCTATTGATGCTGAGCTGCGCCTGATATTCAGAAAGCGGCTCCAGCGTATCCACTGCCAGCGCTTGAAACGTGCGAATGGCTTCGCGCGAGGTGCGGCCAAACAGGCCTTCGCCGTTTTCCAGCCATTGCTGTTTCAGCCAGTCCATCACCTGGCGCTCGGTGTCGCTGTTGAAAATGTACTTGCTCAAATAATGCCGGTCCAGGCCGCGCACAAAATTCAGCGTGCGCGTGTCGATGGTGTCGAGCGTGAATTTCACTTCCGGCGCTTTCTCAAACACACTGCGATCATCGATGCGATAGAACGAATAAATTTCCTTCACCGCCTCGCGCAGCGCGTTCTGCGCCGGCTGCCCGCGAAACGCATCGACATAAATCGAGCTGATCACCCCAAACGCCTGCTCGGCAAAATCGCTTTCATCGCGAAAGTCGCTCAGGTTCGAGCGGCGCACAAACCCGGCCAGCACTTCCGCCGCTTCCTCCACAGAATTCCCCAGGAACGGCGCAATCTTCTTCAGATATTTTGCAGACCATTCTTCCAACACCCGGCGCACAGTTTTTTCGCTGGCCAATTCCACGCGCTCGCGCTGCGCCACCAAATTTTTTTGCACCATCACCCGCGGCCGCACGAAGTCGTATCGCTGCAATTTGGCGTTCCACGAAAACACTTTCCTGGAATTTTGCGCTACAACCGGCGCATCCACCTGAACATTCAACCGGCTCACATCAAACCAGGAATCATATCCCAGCTCTTGCGCCGCAGTGTCCGGGTCGATCACCCCGCGCTCCACCTTGGCAAAGATGGCGCGCTCTCTTGTTTCCCGCGCTTGCGCTTCTGCCAGCGGGTCGCGCGCCGGATTATCGTTGAAATTCAAGGCCAGGTCCATCACAGCCAGACCTTGCAGTTGCAGGTCCAGCCGATAGGTTTTCTCCATGCGGCGCTTGGCCAGCCGGCGGATGTTGTTGGCGTTGCGAATCATGAACATGTAAATCACGTTCGCAAAGGTTTCCGTGCTGGTGTAATTGCGGCCGATGATGGTCGGGTCAACGCCGGCGCCGCTCGCCACCTGCTGCTCGTTCAAATCCCACAAATCCTTGCTGCCGCGCGCGTCGCCGGCGATGTTGTGATGCTCCAGAGTTTGGTCGGCATACTTCACCATCAAGCCTTGCAAAAAGTTTTTGCGCACCGCTTCCAGCACCCGATTGAGATAGGTTTCCTTGCGGCCGCTCAGCTCGCCCTCGCTTTCGCCGGGCTTTTGCTTGGGCGGTTGCAGCGTGAGCGCCACCAATCCCAGCAAGCCAAATTTGCGCATGATGAAGTTGATATTCTTCTGCATGTCGCGCTGCGCCAGAATGCTCTCCACCGCGGCAATATATGGCGGCAAAGCATATGGACTGTTTTGCGCGGTGCGAAAAGCATAATAAGAATAAGTGCGCTCATCCAATTCGATCAGCCGGCCGTCGCGCAAAAGCTGAAACGGCCTGTATTGGCCGTCGAGATATTTGAAGCGGATGCGATGCGTGGGCACCATCACCACTTGCTCCACACCATCGCGCCTCTTGCTGATCACGTCTTCCGAGCTGATCGCGCCGGTCACGGCAATCTGCTCGATGTAATGATTGATCAGTCCGTCGATGCCGGCGGAGCGCGGATAAAGATTCTGGGCGCGCTCGTTCAACCGGTCATGCGCCGCGGCAATAATATTTTCGCTGGCCGCATCCAGCGCCAGGCTGTGCCCGTTATTCGCGAGATTGACCAGGTTGATCGTGACATGGTTCAGGTCTGGATTGATGATTGCAATGTTGCTGATAAACTCGCAGGTCTCAAACGGCACCACGGGATTAAGCCCGGAGACCTCTTGCAGGAAATTTACCATGCCTGCCGGTCCGCCAAAATCTTGCACCGAGGTGCGCCCGGCTTTTGGCGGAACGGAGTTGCCATTGGCCAGCTCCGCCAGCACAGTTTCAAGTCCTGCCGGCTGCCGGAAAAATCCGAAACGCGCCAGCAATTTTTCAAGCCAACCTGTCAATTTCAAAATCCCGCTTAAAATGACCTATAAACGATTTTATCAAAAACCCATCCAAAGACATGTCTCAAAAGAGATCGCGGCTTGTAGGGGTGTCGCGACTAATTTCGACACCATCACGAGATCGCCTCTCTCCCACAAACCGAACCGGCTACCGGTAGAAGTCGCCAAACACCGGAATCGCCCCGGAAAACGCTGCCGCATCTTTTGCCAAAAGCGCCGCCGCCGTGGCCGCATAATTCCCGGCGTGGAAGTAATGATTCGGCACGCCTTTTTTATAACGATAAACTTTCTTGCCCAGCTTGAGATCGTCCACCTCGTCCTTTTGGCTGCCGCGCAGATGATGCGCCGCATAGGTGCTGTCTTCAAAATCAACCTCGCGGCCGTCGCTTTCGATAACGCGCGCCGGAAAAATCTTCTTGGGATGCTGCGGCGTAAACAGATCACAGTAGGAATCCAACGCTTGTTCGCGATCTTGTGTGATCACTTGATAAGCATTGCCGAGATGCTCGTGCTCATCTTCCTTCAGCTCGCTGCCCTTGTAGTAATTGAGCCGCACATTTTCCGGGAAGGCGTAAGCCAAGCGCCGCGCTTCCGTGGTGAGCGGCAGCGCATCGATCACCAGCATCATGCAGTTCATGCGCACGATAAGATCGCTCACAATCTCGAAGACGTTATCGCTATCCACTTCCTGAAACCAAATGGCGCGCAATACGTCATCTTGAAAATCGTCGAACTCGATCCAGCAGGTGTTTCCCATATCCATGCCGCCGATGGACCAGGTGGCGCTGCGCTGCATTTGATACGGACGCTTGAGCGCAACCAGCGTTTCGCGCGTGATGCGCTGCAAGTCTCCGGCATCCGGAATGGCCAGCATGGAAGAATGCAGTTGCGTGCGCTTGCTCTTTTTTGTTGCACTGCGCAGCCAGCGCCGCATCATGCGCTGCAAATCCATGCCCTCGAAAATTACCTGCGGCAGGCGATAACTGATCACCTCGCGTTCCGGATGCTTCGCCACCCAGTGGCCACACTCTGCCCGCGAATAGGGCTGCTGACATTTCACACATACCACTTGCCACTGACCACTCGCCGCTTGCACACATTTGGGCTGCTCTTCTTTATTCAGAGAAGACTGATAAAAAATCTCTTCGAGATTCTGCCACTCGCCGCAGGCCGGACATTTGAACATCATCACGAACTGCGTGCCGCTTTGAAAGCCGCTGTCTGCCGGACCGCCGGGATAAATCTCGCGCGCAAAGCTGTTGATCTGGCCAAAGCTCGCCGCGTCCAGGCGCTCTTGAATCATGTCGATGCTCTGTCGATCAATGATCGTCACCTCGTCGAGCGTGATCTGCTCGAGCGGGCGCGAGAGTGTTTCGCTCAATACATTCGCGCCGAGAAAGTAGACGTAATTGGAGCCGCAGTCATAATACAATTCGGTCTCGTGCAGTTTGTAGCTGCC